GCCCCGAACAAGTCAAGATCGTCGCCGGTCAATGCGATGGTGACGCTTGTGTCCTCGGTCAAGGCGACGTCGGCCCGATCGTTTATCGTAACCCTGCCCGTTTCGTCGGTTAAATGCCATTTAAGGCCGTCCTCGGGCGTGACCGCGTTCCCGTCCGGATCGGTAAACGCGGCCGTCACGATCAACGACGATTTTTTCTCGGGGTTGCTACTCGCTGAGAGTGTCGTCGGCATTTCGCCCCCTTTTAATTCATGCGTGAATAATTAAGCCCGAGAATTAAGACGGGTCGGCGACCTCAATATCGAACGTCGGCACGGTAACGGTCCCGCCACTCGTCAATGTCTGCTGAGTGCAAGTCGTGACGTATTTAATCGTGCTGCTAAGTGACAAGACGATATGACGCGCGTCGCCCGAGCCGGTGATCGAAACATCGGCTTGCTCCGCGACCGCGAGTTTGCGTCCGGACGAGTCGCCGTCGCCGATCGTATAGTCGCCGTTCCCGTCTCCAGCCGTCAAGGTGACGTTCGCAAGCGTGTTCGTTAGGTCTGTCGGCGTGGACGAGTCGCTCGTCACGTCAAGGCGTGTGCAGGTTGCAATTTCGTCGAGCATAGCGTCAATTGTGTCGTTCGGTGCAAATTTTCCCATTTTTCGAGTCTCCCTATACGTTAAAGGTTATCGCCGGCCTTTTGGTCGACCATGCCGCCGCCGGCTTTTTGGCTGTCCATGTTATTGAAACCAAACCGGCCGCGGTTTGGAAATTTACCTTTTGCGCGATGTGCAAGTGCAAGGCGCTATTGGCCGCGAGCGTGTTCGCCTGAGTTAGCGCTATATCGTCAACGGTCTGAGCGTGTCCCGAGTCAGCGACCGTGAGCGTTGCCGCCTGAGTCAAGTCAACGTTGTCGACGGCGTGAGCGTGAGTCGATCCGGCGATTACAAGTTGAACGGCCTCAGAAAGCGAAATATTGTCAACGCTTTGAGCGTGAGACGAATCCGAAACCGCGAGCGTGTTCGCTTGCGTCAATGCGACGTTTTCGGCGCTTTGCGATTGCGTCGAGCCTTGCACGGTCAACGTTGATCCGCCCTCGGCCGAAACCGTGACGTTGTCGGCGCTTTGCGATTGCGTCGAACCTTGAACGGTTAACGTCGACGCCTGAGTCAATGCGACGTTGTCGGCGGTCTGAGCGTGATCTGAGCCTTGCGCGGTCAACGTCGCCGCCTGAGTCAGTGCGACGTTGTCGGCGGTCTGAGCGTGTCCAGAGTCCGCAACCGTCAAGTTGACGAGGCTCGCGCTTGTGATCGCCCGCAATAAAACCTCGCCGCCCGCTTGAATGTCGTCCGTGTCCGGCCAACCGAAAGCACCCTCGCCCTGAATCATGCCCTCGACGACAAATGTATTTAATCCATATTGTTGATATAAGCCGCTCCGCCACGTTGTGTTGACCGTGTCCGTGTCGTTCGCGTGTTCGTCAAAAGAGTCGTCCCAAAAGTTCGGCGTGTCGTAAGACGAAATAAAACCCTCGATCGCCGCCTCTAAGTCCGCCGAAAAGTCGCCGGAGTCGCGCCAAATGTTCGGCCCCTCGTTTGAGCCGTGAATGTCGAAAGCGAGGTCAATGCTGTTTGCCGATTCAATGGCCGCGATTTTCGTATGGACAAGAAACGTTTCGTCTTGTTCGTCTGTCGCGTCGGGTCCGGTCGTGTCGTAATCCCGGTTTGCATCAACGCCCGACTCGTATTGTCGCGAATACCCATTGTAAACGCCGTCGGGGTTAACCATCGGAAAAACATGGATGCGATGCGCCGCGCGATATGCGCCCGCGTCGTGTGTTTCCCCGAGAATCCAATCAATCATACCTTTCAACGCCCACGACCCGACCGGCTCGCCGGCGTGTGATCGGCAAGTGACAACAATGTCCGTCTTTTTTAAATTACTGCCGGCGTCGTCAATTTCTAAATAATATACGTTTCTTGACTGCTGAGAGTCGCCGAGGTCGGTCACGGAAACATACGAACTTAAATCCCAAGTGGTTATGTCGCCTTGCAAATCTGTGTAGGTGTACGGAACTGCCGCCGCGATCCAGACCTCGCTATTGCCGGAGATTTCGGGCAAGTCAAAAGTTAGCTCTCCGGAACTCCACGACGAGGCAACGTCGACCCACGTTGACTGGTCGAACGAATAAACCGGCCTAATACCCGACAATGACACACTCGTCGCCATGTTCGCGGTGATCGACGGCGTTGTTCCGTCGACGTTGGATAGCTTCACATAAAACCAATACCCATAAACCGTCCCGCCAATGGTTTCGGTTTCGCAATCGAATTCAACGTCGTTGCCGGAAATTGAGAAGTTTGTCCCGTTTCCCGCCTCGAAATTCGAGTCCCCCGTGATTTGCGGCACAATAACGACGTTGTCGGCGGTCTGAGCGTGATCTGAGCCTTGCGCGGTCAACGTCGACGCCTGAGTCAGTGCGACGTTGTCGGCGGTCTGAGCGTGAGTCGAACCGGCGACCACAAGTTGAACGGCCTCAGAAAGCGAAATATTGTCAACGCTTTGAGCGTGAGACGAATCCGAAACCGCGAGCGTGTTCGCTTGCGTCAGTGCGACGTTGTCGGCGCTTTGTGCATGATCCGCCGAGGCGACAATTAGAGTCGTGGACGACGCCCCATATTCTCCGTCTTTTATGTCCTCAAGGTCGCTATCCGAAACAACCGCATTACACCATCCAACTTCGTCAAGGTCGCCGCCAAAATCCCATGTCGGGGTTGTATTGTAAAGCGTGCAACCATAGGCTAAGTAATCGGTGCCGCCGGTGTAAATATCACTCACGTATGTATGGTTCACCCATCCGTCAGCATCGCCGCCCAACCAATCGTTGCCGTTTTCGTCCCAGAGCCTGAGTTTGCCAACTTCCGACGCACCCGACTTGTCGTGGGTATAAACAAAATGGTACCACCTGTCCGCCACCACGGGTTCGTCATATATCGGCCCGACCTCGCTTGTCGCCCCCGTGCCGGTTCCGATTCGGACGTAGATGCAATTGGCGTCGTTCGCGTCGGTGTCAATGGCCTTGCCGATGCAAAAGGTGCGGTTACTGCCATTGGTGTCATATTTACCGATAAAAATCTGTTGTCCTGTCAGACTGTCAAACCGGACCCACCCGAATACCGTCCAGCTTGTATCTTCTCCACTTTTTAACGGATGCTCGACCCCTGTGTCTCCCTCAAGATTTGCATCGGAAATATACAAACAGTCGTTTACGCCGTCAAAATGGACACAATAGGAATTTGCCGCTTGATTTGGGGCTTCATCCGAATCGGCGGCGGTTTGGCCATAAGCCGTCATATCGTTATCATTTATCGAATCAGTGCCCAACGCACCCGATTCAAAATCATGTAAACAAACAAGACTGCTTAAGTTTGTGAAATCATTAGCCATTAGTCAATGGGTTCCAGTTCGTAACCGTTTTGTTCACACCAATTCATTACGTCTTGATACCAATATTCCCCTGAAGGGTCTGGGTCTGGGTCTGGGTCTGGGTCTGGGTCTCTGACCACACGGACAAGGATCAGCTCCGCATCGTAGCCGAGCTGGGCTACCGTGTAATCTCGCTCATAGGGAATATGTCCATAAAGAATTTTCAGTGTATTGACAGGGCCAGATTCATTATATCCAATAACCACGACATAATGATAAAGCCGCCAGCTCAATAAAATGACCGGCCTGCCCGCATCTATTTCAGATGTTATGTGCGACCATCGAGCTTGATATTTTCGATGATGAGTAATATCCAGTTCGTAGTCTCTGTTGTGGGCAAAACTGTGCATACCCTCGATCAAGTCGTCGGGATAAACCCCGACATTAACGACGTGGCCGGTTCTTAGCATCATTTCAGAAAGCATGTTTTCCATTGCTCGGCCATCGTCCGGAATTGCGCCGGATAATGGCTCGTCAGACAATCCCCAAAAACCGAGAACCTCGGACGCCGCGGTCGGCCCGCAAATGTCGTCGGTGTTAAGCGTGACCTCGAATATGTCTTGATCTATAACCGGGACGCCGTCAATTTCGGCGGAAATGGCAACCGTTGACATTGTCGCCAAAAAAACAACCAATATTATAAATATTTTTTTCATCGTTCCCCCTCAAGTCCGACCCCTGTTAGTTTGCGCGGTTTAAATGCCGCCCGACACTCGTTCCCGCAAAAAACACGATCCGATTCTCTTGACTCGTGACCGTGAGCGTCAATAGCTGTTACAAAATACTCGCTCGCCGCGAGGTCGGCCGGCGGAATTTCGACCGATCGCTCAATGGTTGTTTCCGGATATGGATAACCGGCCGGCGGTGCTGGCGTGTCAGCAATCGCGACGATCTCGCCGGCGTTGTCTTGATATATCCGATAGAGGACAACGTCGTCGGTCGGCGAACTTGCGGCCCATTGAAAAGTGACGAGAACAAAGGCCGCCGCAATTATTTTACTGAAATTTCCCATAAGCTCAAACGTCCTAAACTTCTAAGCCAACGCCAAAAACTTTTGATGGTAATGCTTTTACGAAAACGAAAGGGTCGGACGGTTCCCCCTCGCCCCACATATTCACGGCCGCCACGGTCGCGGTATGGCTACCGGACGAAAGGTCGGCCGGCAATTCCCAATTGAGACGGACAAGCCCGTCGGCGGTTTCCCCGTCGACTAGTGTCGGTTCGCCGTCCATTGTCACGATAAAATAATCGGCCTCGGTTTCCGGTACTGCGTCACAAATTAGTCTCGGCATTTTTGCCCCCTGTTTTGTTATTTATTCCAATATCCACTAAGATTTTTCAAATAGGCGGTTTGCGCCGCGCCGTCGGCTTTCAATTCAACGACCAATGTCCCCACGCCCGCCGCAAGCGACGAACAGTCGACGGAAAGCGTTTGCACGCCGTAGCTTGTCGACGACCGCGACTCTGTCCCTGTCGCGGTTGACGAGTCGGTGTCGGTAATCGTGAACCTTGCGTCCACCTGGTCGCTCGCCGACCCTTTCAGTTCCATAATAAAGTACATATTTGACGGGTTGGCCGGTATGTAAATATTGAACGTCAAAACCGTGTCGTATGACGTCCCCGTGACGGAATGTTCGGCGTGTGAGTTTTGAACGACAATCGTTCGCCCGAGCGCATTTTCGGTCAAGGCCGAGTCGACGCCGTCGTGAACGTGGCCGGCCTCGGACCGCGTTTTTTTAATGTCGTATAAAATGAGATATTCGTCGCCGGACCGAACCCCGTCGGTGTAAAGCGTATCCCCCGTGCAAGTGATCGTCGTCGACGTCATATCGTCAATAGTGTAAGTGTTGCCGGCGGCGTTCCCCGAGAGAATGAACAAAACCCGGCCGTTGTGTTCGTCAGCCGTGTAGCCCCCCGCCGTGTCCGTCAAAACGGTTTCGCTCGGATCGCTTGTCGCGGTCCCCGAGTCGCCGGTCCCGAAACAAAGTTCTATCAAGGTTTCGATCCCTTTTCGTAACTTGTCCATAAGCGCTTGGCTCGTCGGCGAGTCAGCGTCGGTGTCGGCTTTTAGCGCGAAAGAAAGCGCCGAGAGTGGATTGTCAAAAAGGTCTGCCATTGTTCCCCCTTATGGGACGATTAAATATTCGTCCTCGGCCGTAGGCGACAAAAAGCCATAATTTTTTTGTTCGGTCGTGCAGGATCCATAATTCGCAAACTGAACAATATCGCCGGCGACCGGCGTCGACCCGAGCGAGTCGCAAGTAACCGTTGTCCCCGAAATGTCGGTTATTGTCACGGCCGCGACCTTTTGCCGCCCCATTGAATCAAGCAATTGGATTTCGGGATTTGTGAAACCGGAATAAAGCGCCGCGTCCGCCGTTGAAACTTCGAACTCGGTCGCGCTCGTTCCGGACGTGACCGTCATAATCGGCGAAATGCTCGAGTAACTATCGCGGGAAAAGCCCGTGTCGAGCAAAACGAAATTGACCGCGCCCCGAGTCCAATCAACCGACTTGCTAATCACTTCCATTTCGCGCGCCGTGATTCCCATCGTCCCCGTTTCGACGTTCGGGACCAAGGCGCACGTTACGGGGACGAGGTCGCCGATTTCAGTCAACCATCGGTCGAACGTCGTCTTTAGGCTTATTTTGAGCGGCGGCGGGTTATATCGAGCGAAAATCGAACTTTTCCTCGATTCCATGATTAAGTTCATGTCGACCGAGCCAGTTTTCCAGCCTTTTGAATTGATTGCGATCGCTTTTTTGCCAACGCCGCGCGAGGCGACCGCGTCCGAGTCGTAATAATAGGCCTTTGAGTCAAATTCAGAACCGTCCCAATCATAAGAAAATTCTATCAAGGTAACAAGTTCCTCGAAATTCAAGTCGATGGTCGGGACGCCGATAATGTGTTCGTCGGTTATGCTCTGAACTTCCGCCGTCGAAACCGTCGGCGGTTTTATCACTCGTACCGAAAAACGGCCCTGTCCGTCGGTGTAGGGATAGAGATTGAGCGGTTTCAATATCTCCCGAGAAATAAAGTCGCGCCCGACCTCGGACCCTGTTATCGAAAAGCTCATATAATAAGTGTTACCCGAAAAGTAGGTGTCGCGAACGCTTTCGATCTCGGCGACGTTGATTAGGTCCTCGTCCATACCGAGGCCCTCGTCCGCGCCATGCGTGGCAAAATCATAATCGCCGTTTGTCCCGAGGCCGGTCCCCGTCAAAAGCTCAAGCATGAGCGTCAAGGGATTTCCCGCGCGAACAATCGGCGACGAGCTTGTCGCCGACCTGAATATTTTGTTTTGTCCCCATTTCGTCGAGTCGGTAACATTGAAAACGAAAGTTTTCCCGCCACGGCCGGTCTTTATGCCCGTAATGTAACCCGTAAATACGGTCGTAAAGTCGTCCCCGTCAAGCCCCAAATAGCCGGCGTCAATCTGAACTTTTTTCCGGTGTAGGTTCGTGTCGTCGCCCGCGATCATGCTCGAGACGTATCCGTCGACGTCAACAAGCTCGAACGTGACGCCGGAAATCGACGCGCGCCCCTCTTGCGGCGTGATCTTTTGAGATAGTCCCGATATGCTTTTCAGATATTCGTAAACAGGCATTTTTCAAGCGTCCGGATTGTCTGCGTTGTGCATTGCCAGCATTTGAGCGGCCGTCGCCGCGGCCGTGTAAAATCGAACCTTTTTGCCGACCCGTCCCTCGAAATAGTCCCCCGTTCCGAGCGCCATTCCGACCGAAACCTCGACGGCCGACGTGTATAGCTCTTGGTAACCGGACCACGCCGAAATATCCGTCGGCGTGGTCGCAAGTTCGCCATTGACGAAAACCGACAAGGACTCGTCGCGCTTTACAACGACCCCGATCGTTGTGAATTCGCTTTGTGCGCCATTTGAAAAGCCGGTCAAGGTTTGTCCGATATTGATCGCCACGTCGACATTGTCCACTCGGAAATCAATGTCAAGACTTCCATCCGTCGCCAAAAAAACCCGAAAGCGGTCGGGGATTGTATAAGCCCCGAAAATGCTTTGCGCGTATGACGGTTGACCGTCGTCCGGCTTTATCGGGATTGAAAGCGTGAAGTCGTCGCGGAATTGAGCTTGCAAGGTCGTGTTCGCGTCAACGTATTGGGACCCGTTAAGGACGACGCCCTCGCCCGAAACAATAGTCGGCGAACCGACAAGGGTCGCGTCGTTTCCGCCCGTCCCGTCGTCGGTAACGCTCGACCCCGACGCGCTCGCGAGGTCATAACACAAATAAAGCCCCGAGGCCGGCAGCGTGTTCGCTTGCGTCAGTGCGACGTTGTCGGCGCTTTGTGCATGATCCGCCGAGGCGACAATTAGAGTCAAGGTCGGGACGGCGGCGTCGGCCCCCTTTGAACCGAAAACAACGTCGCTATCCAAAAACCGGATAAGATAAACCGGCTTTTTCTTGTCGGCGTCGTGCTTTGCGTCAAAATTTGTCGTCGTGGTTAGCATTATGCCGGTTGCTCTCTAAACTTGAACGTCCAGAAAAAAGTTTGTCCGGACTGTTTCGGGTCAAAGCGGTCGTTCATTAAAAGCAACGACGGCCAATATTCAAGATGCCGGAAAGAGTCGCCGGACACATAGGCAAAATAAAGATTGCTTGTCGCTTCAATCGACCCCGAGGTCGGCGCGCCGTTTATGACGACGACCTCGGCCTTGTCGTCGGTCGCGTTCTCGATTAAACAAATATCGCCGTCGGAAAATCCGCTTTCACTTGTTACTGGTATAGTTGTTTGGTCTGCGGCCGCGGCCCCGTCAAGTGTCGTGTTGCCGGTCTTTGTGGAGTCCATTGCAAAAGAAAACGTTTCATGTTGCCGCGCATAAGACCAAAAAGCCCGCAATTTGTAGTAGGTCGCAAGGTCGAAAGACGCCGCGAAAGTGAACTCGTCGGCCCCGAAAGAGTTAAGGGTTTCAATCCGGCCCGAGTTGGCCTCGTTCGTGTAACGCTTATGCGTTTGAACGGGTTTCAGCCCGCCGTTTTCGCCGACATTTATGTCAATGTTGTTACTGTCGAAAGTAATTCTAATCGCCATTTATCCCACCGACCCCGCATATTGAGCCTCTTTGACGTTGACATAAACGTCTCGCTCGGACCCTGCGTCGTTTATCTTGTCAATCATGTCGTCGACGATCTCGTCCGGTATTCCGCCGACGAAATTCCCGTCAAGGTGAAAATGAATCGCCCCGCCGCTTTCCGTTCCTACGCCGGAAACCTGAGTGTCGACCGTCGGCGCGGTTGTCGAACTCGTAACCGGGACGCCCGCGCTCGCCGCGCCGCCGCCGCCGCCCATGCCCTGAGACGTGATCGACGCGACTTGCGCCATGCCGTAGGCAATAACCGAGGCGGCCGCCGCAAAGTTGTAAGGATAGGGGACGTCTTTCATAGCATTAGCCGCGCCGGTGTAGGTCGAAATCAAGGCTTGACCGATCGAGGCCGCCTTTACTACCGCGAAAATTGCTTTATTGTCTTTTTGCGACGACTGCAAAAGCAACTTGCCGGCCATGATCGTATAATTTAAAGTCGAACTGACCGCGGCGATCTTTCTTTCTTTCAACCGCTCGGCGGCCTCGGCCTCGGCCTCTTGAAAAGCATAGAACTCGGTCAAGGATTGTTGTCTGTAATTCCATTCCTCGGCGCGTTCCTCGGCGCGCATTTGCCGCCGGCGTTCCATTGCGTCGCCAAAAACTGAATTGATTTGTTCCTGAGTGTTTGAAAAGTCCTCGACGTCGAGCGCGCCCCCCAGCCCCGACGGTTTCTTTCCGCCGGGTCCGCCGCCCTCGCCGCCGAGTGCCTCGCCAAAAACGACGTTAAAGCCCTCGGTTTCGGTCCGAGCGTCGGCGACCCATCTCGTGTATGTCTGCAAGTCGACGTTGAACTCGCGCAAGGCCTCGGCCGCGTCCCTATAAGGTCCGCCGACTTTCGGAATTTTGCCGAGAACGTCATAAAACTTGATTAAGCCCGACGTCACGCTCGCGACAACGCTCGCCCCGACCTCTTGAATTTTATAAAAAGCATTGACCGAGAATTCGATCACGCTCGGCAATTTCTTCCCGAACCACTCGGCCATTTCTGTTAAGGTCGGTCCGAGTTTCGCGACGACAACCGTCACGGCCCCCGTGATTTGCCCTTTAAGGCGCGACATTGAATCGTTAAAGGCCGCGATATTGTTCGCGCCCTCTTGCGTCAATGTCATGCCTAACGCGTCCGCCTCGCCGCGCATTTCGCGCAAGCCGGCCGAACCGCCCTCGAGCATTTGCAACATTGCCACGCCCTCGGAGTCAAAGAGTTTCATCGCGATTCGAACCTTGTCGGACTCTTTTGAAACCCCCTGCAATGCGTCGGCCAAAACCTCGAGTTGACGGTCCGGCGCGATCGCGTTCAGCTTTTCGGCGGACAACCCGAGTTCGGCGAGAGCGTTTCGAGCCTCGCCGGTCCCGCTCGCGGCCTCGGCGATCCGGCGCGTCGATCGCTGAATCCCCATTGTCATAGTATTGAAAGAAATTCCGGAAAGATCGGCGGCGTGTTTCAATTGCGATAAGGCCTCGGTTGAAACCCCGAGGCGGATATTGAGCTTGTGCATCTTGTCGCCCATATCAAGCGCGTGTTTCGCCATTAAAACAAAAGCGCCGGTCGCAACCGCGCCGGCAAGTTTAAAGCTCGTTTTTATCTTGTCGGCGGCGTTTGCCGAGGTCGCTTTTAACCGCTTCATGGCGCGTTCATGCGCCGAAATGTCGGCCCCGTACTTGAATTTTACCTCGGGCGTTGCCATTTTATTTTTGCCCCTGTTGCCGTAAAAGCTCGGCCTTTGACCGAATTAAGTCTTGCTGAAATTCCTCGACAATCAAAAAATAATTTAATGCCCGCTTGACGTCGGCCCCGAGCGTCGACCACTCGGCCGGCGTGATGTTGAACTCTCTCATCGTTGACAAGATTTGATAGAGAGGCGCGAACCTTTGCGCGCCTTGCTCAATCCGCCGGCGTTTAATGCGAGCGATAACGGCCGGCGTCAATCCGATCAACTTCCGAATAAAAAATCGCGTTCCCCCTCGGCGAACTTTGTCAACGATTGAATATCGTCGAATAGTTGGTCGAGTTGATGCGCCGAAAGCCCGTTGTTTTTTAAAAGATCAATTCGCGCCTCGAGGTCGAGGTTGTCGAACCCGTCGAGAGCAAACGCGACGACTTGCCATATTAAATGTTGAGAAAATTTATTGTATTCGTCGACATAACGTTCGTCGTTAAAGTCGGGGACCCGTTGCGGCTTGCCGTCCACGGTTTCGATCTTGCTCGGCGGGACGGGTGCTTTTGCAGATAGTTTTTCTTGAAACGCGGCGACGCCTTTTGACCGGATCGGAATATTGATCCCGATCGGCTTTCCGTCGCGCGTTGCTTTGATGGTCGAAACGCCGCGGCTTTCAAAAGCCGCGCCCGCCTCGATTAAGTCGGATAGTTCTATGACCTCCGCTTTCATAATCAACCCCCTTTCCTCTTGTTTTAAAGGTGATTGTTAGGCCTCGACGCTCGTTCCGGACGTAAACGCGGTTATTTCAGAAACCGCGCCGTAGCACATCGCCGTTATCGCAAGCGTTGACCCCTCGGCGCTTTCTGATATGACCGCTTGGTCCTCTCCGATATAGACCTCGGCCCACTTGATACCGTCGTCGACGCCGTCAAAAAGATATTCAATATCGCAAGTCCTTTTTGACGCGTCCGCAAAAGCCGGCGTCGTGACGCTATTTCGGGTTGTGGACCCCTTTGTCGAGACAATCGTGTTTGAATTAATCGACGCCGTGGCCCCGTTCATTATACGAATCCACGTCCGCAAGTAGCCAAACGGGACATGGTCACCCATGAGCGCCGAGAATGTGACCTGTATCGGCTCTAAATAAGCGTCCTCGGGTCCGAGGATATAAACCGAGGTCGTGGTCAAGTTCCCCCGATCCATTAGCGGCTTTTCCTCGGGTCTTTTCGGACCGATCGCCCCCGAAACGTCGCCGGCGTCGAAATCAAGCTCCAGATAAAACGGCGTTCCGCTCGTCCCGTCGTAAAGCCGCATTTTCCCGGTTTTGTTTGTGTAAACTGTCATTTTTATACCTCGCTTTTAGCTCGCTGTTGAATCGTCCCGCTCGACCGTAACCGACCACCACGACCCCGCCCTCGATGCCGTGACGACAACCCACTCATAGCCGCGAAAGGTGAATGTGTCGCCTACGTTCACGGTCCCGACGTCGTCCGAGTGAACTTCAAGCCTCGCGATCGCGAACTCAGTTCCTCTGACATACGGTTCTTGAGCCTCGGCAGACTCGTCGACAAAGGCGTCAATGTTAACCGCGGACCCGCCGTCCGGTGTATAGGCGACGGTTTCCTCGCCTAACCCGCAACCGAAAAAGTCGGTTTTATTGTCGATCGGATAGGACATTTATTTTTTTGCCTTGCCTTTTGCCTTTGATTTGCTGGCCTTTTTAGGCGCGGCGGCCTTTTTCGGAGTGTCGGTTTTCTTGACCATGCCGGCGGGGACCGCTTTTCCGTTCAAAATGTAGTCGCGCGCTTTTGACTCCGAAACGGTCGCAACATGGCCGGCGGCCCAATGTTCGCCGCCGGTCCCGACGGTCGGCTCTTTTATTTTGATTCTCACGTCCGGCATTTCAACCCCCCTTGATTCGCCGCGAATCGTCGCGGCCGCGTTTTTAATGGTTAGCATTTAGGACACCGGCAAGGACTGTTTGCCGAGACGGATCGCCGTAACCGCAATCGGAGTCCCGTTCGAGTGCGTCCCCGTGACGTTAATCACGACACGAGCATATCGCTTTGACCCCTTGTATTGAACGTAAAAGACCGCGTCGTCCTCGGCGGCGGCGTCAATTTTTGCGAAAGTCCCGTCGTTGTTGCCGGCGACATAATTCGAAAGGTCGCTGTCGTCAACGTCGGTAAAAGACGAATCGTCGGCGCTTTCCTCGACCTCGAGTTCGGTATAAAGCGAACTGGAAAGCGTGTCGCCGGACGCGCCGACGTTGACAATAAACAAAACGCCGTCGTTATACCCGAGCAAGTCGACCGAGTCGCAATCGGTGTCCGTGGTCACGGTGTCGGGGTCGAGACATTGATCTATTTTTAAGTTGTTGTAATGGTCGCGCATATTCTTTACCTCGCTTTTTTGATGCGCCGGCCGCCGCTCGGTCCGGTTTGTCCGGTGAGGTTTGCGGCCGGCGCGGTTTCTATGGCCGGCTATTCATGTCCGGCCCGCGGGTTGTTAGGTTGTGAGTGCGTCGAGCATTGCGGAAAAGCTCGCGGCGTTACGAACGCCGACGTCGGCGTCCTGAAAGGCCGTGACGCGAACGGTTCCGGAGCTTGACCCGGTGTAGGGGTCGACGAGAATGTCGACGCCGGACCAAAGGCCGAAAACAAGGTCGGCCCAATTACCGAAAAAGATCGCCGAACAAACGCCGGAACTCGACCCTTTTGTCAATGCGCTCGAAACTTGATTCGTGCAATAGGCCGGATAACCGTTCAATTCACCTTGCCCGCCCTTGCCGGTCCACAACGGAATTTCGCCGTAAGTCGCATTTGTGAAAACCTGTTTTAGTTTTCCGCGGACTTTCGGGTTTGTCATGTAACCAAGGCGGCCAATGTCGGCATTTCCGACGGCGACGTCGGTTTCAAGTTCGCAAATATGACTCCATGCCGGCGCGAGGCCGTTCGTTCCGCCCGCCACACTTCCGATTCCCGAAGTTGCGGCGATGCCGGTCGGCTGGTTGTCGGTTCCCGTGCCATGCAAGGCGGCGAGGTCGAGCGCGATCGCGAGAACGGTCGCGAGGTCGTTCCGGACCAAGGCCTCGACGTCAAGCGAGGACTGAACAAGCAATTTCCGCGAAATATCGGTGAAAGCGCCGACGGTTTTCGGGCTTAATGCCAATTGCGCGAAAGTCTGCGCGCTTTCGGTTGCCGCGCCGCTTTCTGCGAGCCAATAAGCGGTTGCACCCGCGCTTAGCTTTGGAACTGCCACGTCGCCGACGAGGTCGCGGAGCATGGTCGCGCCGGCTTGCGCGCACATAACCTTGTTACGTAGGGCGTCGATAAAGGAAACGAGGTCGGTCCCTACGGAATAGCCGCCCGCCGAGTCGGTCCCGACGGTCAAGTCCCTTTGCATATCCGGCAGGCCCTGTCTCAGAACGTCCGGAGGGATTAAGTGTCCTCGGATTTCGCGACGGTTGCTTTTGCCCTCGTAAGCGTCAATGACCTCGTACTCGAAAGCCGCGGCCTCGCGCGCTTTCTGGCTTGACGGGTCAACGAGAGACGCAAAAAGGCGAATAAAGGAAAACTGTTTCGCTTCTTTGTCGCTCATGCCGAGGTCGCCGCCGGTTTCTACCGGCTCGAGTCCCTTTTCGGCGAGTTTCTCGAGAACATAGGACCGAAAAACCTCGACGGATTTCCCGTCGGTGATTGCTTTCGCGGCCTCGTCCTCGAACCCGTGAGTCTTGCCAAGTGCAAGAATTTCCGCGGCGCGGGTGTTTTCAGCGGCGACGGCCTCGGCCTTGATAGCTTCGATGTCGATTTTTTTCTCTGATTTTTGTTCATCTGCCATTTGTTTTACCTCTCTTTCGTTAACGGTTATTAGTTTTTCCTGAGCCTCGTTTTCAATTGCCACGCTCGCCCCGCTTTCTCCGGACACCCCCGCGCCGCGGATAATTACGGTTTCGAACTCGCGCCCCTCGGTTTCGGACCCCCGCCCGATTCCGACGGTCGCGTCGGCCGGTATTGATACGATCGAGCACTCGAGCGGCGTCCATGACGTGACGCGATACTTGTCGCCGTCCTTTTCGCTCGACTCGAGCAAAACCATCTCATTGACTTTATAGCCGACGGAAACGTTTGAACGAATCCCGTCGACAATGTCGGCGAACTCGGTTTTTGCGACGTCCGAGTTCCCGAATTTGACAAGAGCGCGGCCTTTTTTATCCGCGAGCCACGCCTTTGACACGACGCCGATTTGTTCGCTCGTGTTGTGATCTTTCAAAAGAGGCGCGGACCCGCCGGCCATAAATGACAAGTCGACCTCGTCTTTTTTATGGCCGAGAATCTCGTCGCCAAAATACCGGCGATAAGGCTCCTCGCTTGAAAAAGAGAGTTCGGCCGCTCGTTTTTCCTCGTCGATCCCGTCTCGATTAATCGTCGCCGTTCGAAATAGGACCGGCGTTTTTATCGTTTCCGTTGTCGCTTGTTTGTTGTGTTCCGGCATTGTTCGCCCCCTCGGTGAAAATTGTTAGGTTAAGACCTCGAGCCTCGGCCGCCGCTTTGTCCTCGGCAAGCCGGTCGAGTATGTCGTCGCGGGTTTCGCCGCGCTCGGCGGCCACGTCGGAAAGCGACGTCAAGCCCGCTTTTATTGATTCGATCGCCGCGTCCGTTTCCTTTGCCGGGTCAACCCACGCCCATCCACGCGGCCGGAATTTATGGGCGAGAAACTTGTCCATTTTCGACAACGGCAAGTGCAAAGCGCCGGACGTGAGAGACATTTCA